AGGTGGTACTGCGCCGGGCCGGGCAGGGTCAGCAGGACATCGCCGCGCCGGACCCTGCCGGTGCAGCTTTGCAGCCCGTTCATCCCGGCAAACTCCATCCACCGCGCGATGCCGCTGTTGCGTAGCCGGTACCCCTCCGGCCAGCGCACCTGCCGTCCGCAACCGGCCAGCGCGGCCCCCACCACCCCGATACAATCGAGCCCGGTTTCCCGGTTGCGTCCGTGCAGGCGAAAAGGGGACCCGATCAGGTTTTGCGCCGCCTGGGCGAGCGCGTCGCCGCACAGGCTCATCGGGCGACCGGATATTGCGCCAGCATGTCGTTGCCCGGCAGGAACGGCTCACCCTGAAAGTTCACGGCATTGTCGAAGCGGGCGGCGCAGGTGGCGACGGTCCGGTCGCAGCCCTCGCGCAATAGTACCCGCAGGCCCGGCGACCAGTCGGGGTCGATCCGTCCCGCCAGCATCAGCACCGGCCCGTCCGTGTCGACGATCCGCGTCGAAAGCCCGGTGGGGGGGCCATCCATCCAGCGCAGGCTCCCGAAGCGATAGGCTGATGCATCGGCCAGATCGACGCGCAAGGTCTGCGTGTCCCCGTCGATCGCCGTCACGCGCACACGCTTTTCGAACGCTGCCGGGTTCAATCCGCAACCCGGGCCGCAGAACCGTGCCCGGCAAGTCGGGCCGGTCACCGGGATCGGGTCGTGCGCCAGTCGCACCTTCGCCGATTCCAGTTCGGCCCGAAACCCCGCCCCCTTGCTGGTGACGCCCGCGATGGACCCTGAATAAAGCGATGCGCGCTCCAGCGTCTCCCAATCGACCACGCCGCATTCGACTTTCGCTGCATCGAAGCGGCCACCGGCCAGATCGGCCGCCGTCACGCTCGCATGGCTTAATGCGCCTTCGATATCGCCGGGATCGTCTTCGAATCCCGATGTCACGCGAATGGCCGATGGCAGCATGCCCGGCGCGGCGCGGTGGACGATGCCGTCGAACCACAGATCGCGGTCGTGCGTGGTAAAGCCCAGCGTAACGCCGTCGCAGCGATAGATGCGCCACCAGCTTGCCGTCGTGTCGAGCTCGCTCGCAAGAAACGCGCGTCTCATGCGGCCTCGCGTATCTCGATCAGCGCAACGGAAGGCGCCTCGCCGGCGGCAAAGGACACACCGCTGACGTCCAGCCGGTCCTCGGCAAAGCGCACCGGCACATCGAACAGATAGCCTGCCGTGATCGGCGCGCCCGCTGGCGGCGCGCTGTCGAACACGATCCACCCGCCCGCCTCGTATCGCCAGGCCGCAGTCTCCACACCTCCGGCGGCAATGCGTATGCTGCCGGGTTGCGGGCGGGTGATCCGGCGCTGCTGCTCGCCATAATTCTTCACCAGTCGGAACCGGCTGGCCATGCCGTCGCCCGTTCCTATGCGCTGATCGCTGGCCGACGGCGTGCCGGTCATCGCGGCGGAACTGAAATCGAAAGGATCGCGCAGGCGGAAACCGCGGGCAGGGCCGTATCGCGCGCGGAAGAAGGCAATCAGTGTGCCCAGTTCCGCTTCGGACCTTATCCCCGGACCGACATCGTATCGCATCCGGGCATCGGACCACAGCGCATTGCGATATTCATGTCCCGATGCGGTCACCGCGACAGAGGTCGAAAATTCAGGGCACGCCGCCGCGTCCCGGCCCAGCGTAAGCGGATAGGCGACATCGTCGAATGGGATCATTGGGTCTTCTCCGGGTGGTGGCAGGCGGGTGTAACCGTCGCGCGATATCTGCGGCATCGCCCAGACGAACCGCTGGGTCACGCCGCGCTCGCGCGCCTCGTCCAGCGCGGCGTCGATCCGTGGCCAGCAGGTTTCGGCATCGTCTGCCAGCAGCACGAAACCGGCCATGTAATCCTGCCGGGCGACCGGATAGCCGAGCCTCTGGGTAACGAAGGCGATGCCTCGCCGTCGTTCGGCATCGGCTCCGTCCGTCAGCCAGTCGTAATCTTCAAGCTGCAGCCGGTCGAAGGCGGGCCATGCCCAGCCCGTCGGCAGGTTCGCGCGGTAAAGTTCCGGCATGCTCGGGTTCAGCACGGTCGGCGTAAAGGCCAGCAGCAGGATCTCCGCCGCGCCGCCTGCCGCATCGTGCACCGATTGCGCCAGCGCGGCGGTCGACTGGGCCAGCAATGCGCCCGCCGCGTCCAGCACGTTGCGCTGCGCTTCCTCGATCGGCGCACGCATATCCGCGATTATCGCAGGCGATCCGCCCAGCGCGGCCCGCGTCGCATTATCGTACAGGCAGGGCGCGCCGCTGTCGGGCTGGACCCACCACCACGGCTCGCCGATCTGGAACAGCACGGAAAGGCCCGCGGCCTGCGCAATCGCAACGAAGGCGTTTGCGACCTGCCGCAGATAGCTCATCGCGCCCTCATGCGCGGGCGACAACAGGGTCGATGGCGGTTCCCACCCGGTCAGCGCGGGCGATCCGTCATGCGCCCGCTGCTTCCAGTCGTTCCAGCAATGCGCGTCGAACAATTCGTAGGATAGCGACCAGATCACGTCGAAATCGCGGATCTTCGCGTGTTCGGCAAAGGATCGGTGCCAGGCCGCGCAGGGTTCGTTCAGCACCCCGCCGGCAAGGCTCACGTAATGCCCGCCGCCCAGCGGCTCGAGCCGGAAATAATGGCTCATCCCTACATAATGGACGATCCGTCCGCGATAGCCGAGGCCTTCGGCGCTGCGTAGCAGTCGCGCCGGGGTCTGGTTGAAACTGTCGTCATAGGCGGTGGCGATCTGTTCGCCATGCGCGGGGATCAGCACGTCGCCGATGGCCAGCATGGCGCCTGCGCCTTCGCACCCTATGGCGGACATTTCGGCCCAGCCATCCACGCGTGCCGGCAACACGGCCTCGCTACCCTCGACATAGCCCTGCGGGGCCAGGCTGATGAACATGCGCTCGATATCATGCGGATGGATCGCCTCGCCAGGTAGGGAAAAACCCGATTCCAGCTCGGAAAACCGCAGCTCGATCTGCGCATCGGTCGGCGAACCGCTGGCATAGTTCCACAGGCGCACATACCAGGCCCGTTTTCTGCCTTCTGCATCGCGGCCCTCGATCGTCAGCGTCGGACCATGCGGCACGTCCAGCGCCAGCACCGCGCCGCTGCGCCAGCGAAAACGCAGCACGCAATGTGCGTAATCGGACCGCGTTTCATACGCCAGCAGCGGGTGGTCGAGCGTATCCTCGCTCTCCCAGATAAGTCCGGCCAGCTCGCCCTCGTGGTGGAAGCTGCACTCCACCCGCAGCGCGTCGGCCGCGGTGGTGACGACACTCGCCATCATCGGTCGCGGGAAATTGACCGTCCAGAACCGCGGATCGAACCGCTGGATGTGATCGGAATGTTGCCCGCTGGGTTTGCGGGCAAGCCAGAAACTCATTGCGAAACTCCTGTGAATAGCGTGCCGTCATCCCGGGCATGGTCCGGGGCGGTGCGTCTCGTTTGGGGGAGGGTGTCCGTTGCCGAAGGCTAAGTGCCCAGGGCCCGGCGAACCGCGCTTGCGACCTGCCGCGCGCTGCGCTGCATCGCTACCGGCGCAGTGGTGCCGCGCGGTGCGGCGATGGCGATCGAAACCTTTACGTCGCGGCTCGTGTCGGTGCCCGCATTCGCTTCCACCCGACCGGCGCTTGCGGGCACGAACAGTTCGGGCCCCCGCTCGCCGACCAGATAGGGTCGTTGCGGCGAAACGGTCCCGCCGGTCGCACGGCCGGGCAGGCCGAACAGCGCCCCGGCCGCAGTACCGATCAAGCCGGCAAATCCGCCGCCGCTACCGCCGCCGCCGAACACTTCGTCCAGCCCCAGCCGCAGCGCCTGCGCGGCAATCTGGTCGAGCGCACGCGCCGCTACGCGTTGCAGATCGTCGAAGCCGACGCTGCCTTTGCGGATCGCGGACAGCAACCCTCGTTCCAGCACCGTTCCCGCGCGGTCGAAGCCGTCCAGCAGGGTCGCATCGAATGTGCTTCGCATGGCGCGCATGTCCGCTCCGAAGGCCTGCGTATCCGCGCGAACCGCCACGATCATTTCCTCGATCTCGTCATCCATGGGCATCCCTTTCGATCAGCGCGGCAATCTCGGCGCGTGTGGGCGGGCTTCCGGCAGGCGCGGGCGGGGCAAGGCAGGCGGCAAGCTCTGATGGTGTGGCATGCCAGAACGTACCGGGCCTCCACCCCAGATGCGTGGCCGCCAGCCCCGCCAGCCGAAGCGCCCCCTTGGTGAAGGGCTTGCTCACGAACTTCGCCCCTGCTTGCGGCCGGGATCGTGGGTGGGCGACGTCACACCCGTCCCTTCAGGATTTCGCCCAGCAATATCCGCAGCGGTTTCGTGGATGCGGCCAGTCCTTGTGCGACGACCGCTTCGCCTAAGGCTTCCCGCGTCAGATCCCCGCGTTCGGCCAGGCAATGCCAGAACAGCGCAGCCATATCGGTCAGGCGCAGCTTGCCCGCGCCTGCACGCTCCACCAGATCGAACAGCGGACCCAGTTCCTCCTCCGCCTGCACCAGCGCATCGAAACTCGGGCGGAGCAGGCAGGCCTTCTCGTTGATCGTCAGCGCCGCTTCGCCTCTCGCCGCATTGCTCATGACGGCACCACCGGTCCGGAGCTTTCGAGCTGCACCGAATAGGTCCGCTCGCCGTTGAAATCGCCCGCATAGTCCAGTCGCTGCACCAGGAAGCGGCCGCGCATCTTCGCGCCGTCCTCGAAACTCAGCTCGTACTGGTCGATGGTTCCGGCCAGTGCGTGGTTGCGGATCGCGTGCTCGGCATCCGATCCCAGGAAAATTCCGCTGGCGGATACAGAGACTGACCGTGTCCCCGCGCCCGACAGCAGTTCGCGCCAGCCGCCGCTTTCCTTGTGTGTGACGACCACCGTGTCGCCGTTCACGCTCATTTGCGTGGTCCTGAGGCCTGCGACGGCCTCGTATGTAACGGGCGCGCCGCCACTGCCGATTTTCAGCAGGAAGGCCGCCCCTTTCTGGGCTGTCATGTCGATTACTCCGTTGCGATGAGTTTGAAGGCGAATTCCAGCAGCACCGCGCGGCCATTGCGCCGTCGGCGCTCCACGCGGCTGCGCAGGAAGCGGGTCACCACCACGCGGAAACCCGCCTGCTGCGGTGTCAGCGTGGCGATGCGCTGTTCGATGCGGCCGGCAAGCGCCGCGGTTTCGGCGGGATCGTCGCCGCGCCCGACCAGCTCCAGCGCCACGCGCACCTCGCGCCCCGTGGCGGTCTTGGTCGACCAGTCGGTGCTGGCGCTGGCGGCAATGGCGATGGCAGGCGGGCTGGTCGCCGCCGGGGCTTCCTCGGCGATGGCGTTCACGTGCTCGGACAGGACCGGATCGCTCGCCAGCCAGCCGGCGATCGCGCTGCGCAGGGCGGTTTCCATCTAGCGCTCCCTGTTGGTGAAGAGGGGCCACAGCAGGTCGGCGCGGTGCCACCAGTCATGCCCCCGCCGCCGTGCATGTGCCGCGGCGCGGCGGGTCAGCCGCTCCGCCAGGTCGGCGAACGTCACAGCCGCACCGGCCGGTACGGCCGCCACAGCGCCGCGATGGCTGCGGGCAGGGGCGCCGTGCCTTCGTCCCGCTCGCGATATTGATGCGCGGCAAAGCGCACGATTCCGTGCCGCAGCGCCTCGTCGAGCGCACTCCACTCGGCCGCGCCGTGGCCGGTAAAGCGCGCACATATCAGCCACGCCGTGTCGAGCAGGCGCAGCAGCAGCGCATCCTCGCCCGCCGCGCCGATCGCCAGCCACTGCTTGAGGTCGGCCAGAGGCTGGCCGGATAGGTCTGGTGTCATGAAAAACACGTCCCGATTGTCAGGAAAGGGTGCCCGCGCCGCAGGGGATACGGCGCGGGCGAGGGCGATCACACGGCAATCTTCAGCAGCTTGATCGCATTGCTATCCAGCACTTGCCCGCCCACGCGCTTGGTGGCGTAGAAATGGACGAAGGGCTTGTTGGTGAAGGGATCGCGCAGCACCTGTGTCGCGCTGCGTTCGGCAATCAGATAGCCGTGGCGGAAATTGCCGAAGGCGATGGGGCAGGTGCCCGCCGCGATATCGGGCATGTCTTCCGCCTCGACCACGGGATAGCCCAGCAGGCGGTCGGGCTGGCCGTCCACCATACCCGGCTGCCACAGGAACGCGCCGTTCGCCGTCTTCAGCTTGCGCACTTCTGCCAGCGTGGCCGAATTCATCACGAAGCTCGCCCCCTGCCGGTGCCCGGCCTTCAGCGAGTGGACGAGGTCGATCAGCATCGCATCGGGCTCCGCGCCGAAGCCGCCCGCATCCCCGCTGGCGATATACTGAAGCGTGCCGAAGGGGCGATCTTCGTCGAATTCCTCCGCCATGCGTGCTGCCAGGAACCCGCGCGGCTGGTTCACGCCGCTGCCGTTGATGAAGGCCGCGCCTTCCGCCCGCGCGAATTCCTGCCCGATCTCGCTCGCCAGCCAGCTTTCGAGGTCGAAGCCCGCATCGTCCAGCATCGCCTGGCTTGCCGCCGGATTGGCATAGAGCTCGCCCGTCGGCGGCGCGATCTCGCTGAAATTGGGCGTGGCGGTTTCGGGCCGCCCGGCGCTCTCGCTCACCCAGCCGCTCGCGGTCCCGCCCAGCGTCACCAGCTTGCGATAATCCGCACTGCCGGTCTGCACGACCTGCGCGATGGCGCGGATCGGGCTGATCTCGGTCAGCTGGCGGGCGATCGCCGCATCGATCTGGCGCGGCACGGCATAGCCGCCATCGCCCGGCACGCCCGCTGTGATCGACTTTATTTCCTGCGTCGCACCGCGGCGCAGGTAGCCATCGACAAAGCCCTTCACTTCGGGTGCCGCTTCGTCGCCGGTGCCAAGGGCAGGGCGGGCCGCCCGCCCGATCCGCGCCTTCACCCGGTCGAGGTCGGATCGCAGATCCGCCAGCGCGGCTTCGGTGCTCTCCTGCCGCGCAACGATGTCGAAACTCGCTTCGGCGGGGTCGAGGGGCGTAGCGGTAGCGGTGGGTTGGTCAGGCGTAGTTACGTCCATCAGATGTTCCTTTTCTCAGGGTGGATTCTTGGTGTTTCGAACCCGCATCCGGGTTCGTCCTCGCTGGACGTGCAGCAAGCTGCACCCGCTGCGGCCGCACGTGCGGGTGGCCTTTGACAGCGCACCAAAGGTGCACTTCCGTGCTTGCCGGACCTCCTCCGGCCCGGATCAATCGCGAGGTGGCAAAATGGAAAAAGTTCCGAGCCCCGGCGAGGCAAAGCCGACTGGCCGCCGCGGCTTATGCCGCGAAGCCAAGCGAGCCGGATGGCTCGCGCCCGGCGTTTGAGGGCGCAGATAAAAAATGCACGCGCGCCCCGTGTTGCAGCGGATGCGTCACCACGCTCACCTCGAACAGATCGATCTCGGCCAGCTCGCGGCCTTGCGGTGTGTGGCGATAGGCCCGCGCACGGTAGCCGAAGCTCAGGCCGCTCACCGCGCGCCGACGCAGCAGCACGGCAGCGCGCCCGTCCGGATTGTCGATGCTGGCGATGATCCGCAGCCCGCGCTGGTCCTCGCCCGCCATCTCCACCCAGCCGATGCGGCGCTCGGGCCGGTGCTGCCAGTATAGAGGAAAGCGCCCTTCGCGTTCCGCCAGCGTGCGCGTGAAGGCCCCGGGCCGGATCGTGTCGCGCGCGCCATCGGGCCGGTCGAACAACGCCGCATAACCGGCAATGCGCAGAACCGGTGCCGCCCTGTCACTCCGGACCTGTTCCGGAATGTCACCCCGGACCTGTTCCGGGGTCACGACAGCATGTCCCCCACGCCCAGCCGCACGGCGATGCCGACCAGCAGCAGCGCCAGTACGCCCTTGACCAGCCAGTCCACGGCCGCCTTCCACGCGCTGGCCTTCGCATCGCGCCAGGCGCCCAGCAATTCGCGCAATTCGTCGATGTCCTCCTGCGCCGACGGATCGCCCAGGCCCAGCCGGTCGAGCACGCGGTTCGCGCCCAGTTCGCTCGCTTCCTCCACGATGGCGCGCAGCGTGATCAGCTCGCCGCCCTCGTGGCCCGCCTGCGCGATCAGCCGCGCCAGCATGTCTTCCCGCGTCATCGGCCATTCTCCATTGTCGCCAGCCCCAACAGCTCGCGTTTTTCCAGATCGGTTAAGAAACTCGCCCCGCTGACCTGCGTCCACAGCCGCTCGCGATCCTCCGCCAGCGCGGGCACGCGGTCGAGATCGACACTCGGCGCCTCGGCAAACCAGTCCGCCAGCCCGCTATGCAGACCGGCCAGGATCTTGCCCGCCAGCGGCAACAGGGTCAGCCGCCACAGCGCCCGGTTGGCCTCGCGGTAATTGGCATAGGTATTGTCGCCCGGCAGGCCGAGCAGCATGGGCGGCACGCCAAACGCCAGCGCAATGTCGCGCGCCGCCGCCGCCTTCAGCGTGGCGAAATCCATGTCCGCAGGGCTCAGGCTCATCGCCTTCCAGTCCAGCCCGCCTTCCAGCAGCATCGGTCGACCCGCATTGCCGTGGCCCTGATAGGCGGCCAGCAGCTCGGCCTTCAGCCGGTCGAACTGCTCGCCCGTCAGTCCGCCCGTATCGCCGCCGTCGTACACCAGCGCCCCGCTCGGTCGCGCCGCATTGGCCAGCAGCGCGCGGTTCCACTCGCTCGCCGCATTGTGGATCGCCACGGCGGGCGCGGCGGCGGCCAGGCATCCCGCGCCGTAATGATCGTCGCTGGGGTGAAAGCCCTTGAGATGGATGACACAGGGCCACCCGTCCTCGTCCTCCAGCGGCAGGGTGATCGTCCGGTCGGCTAGGATATAGCGATAGGCGGCGGGCCACCCGTCCTCGCCTGCCACCACCTGCACGCGCTCGGGCCGCAGGGGAAACAGGTCCACCGGCACGCCGCTGCCGTCCTTCACGATCTGGACATAGGCATTGCCATGCAGGCTCAATTGCGCGGCCAGCACCTCCAGCAGCGGCTGCGCGCCGCACGAACAGCGGATCAGCGCCGCCAGCTGTTCGTCCGCGCAGGCGATCGGCGCGCTGCCGACCCCTTCCGCCACGATCCGCACGGCGCGCTGCGCCACGGGGTTGGCAAGATAGGCCTCGCCGACTTCGCGGGCATAATCGAAGGGGCTGCGTCCCGGCGGCCCGCCATCGAAAGCGGTCGCGCCCCAGTGCGACCAGGGCGAAACGAACCCGCGCGATACAGGCACGCGGGCGCCGCCCCCGCCCTTGAAGGCGGAGACGAGGCTGGTGAGAAAGCTCATGGTAGTTCTCCGGATGCGGGGGCCGCGCAGCACGGGCGCAGCCCACAATTGTGCGGAATTGGTACGGTGACGGGTCCGCGATGGAGGGCGGCCCCGCAATGGGTCACAAGGTACGGCTATGGCGCACCG